TCTAATTCTTGAAGAGTAGTGAGGCTGTTAAGATAAGTCTCCACTTCCATTTGATGAGGTATAAGTATGCCGTACCGCGATTCGACAACACGTCGAACATGAATGTTCGGCGTTTGTATCGCAAGCCGCAAGGCATCCCACTTCTCTATCACTTCTTTGAATTTGTCACCAACCCATCGCCCCACATACCTGCGAAGCAACACGCCACGCACGTCCACTGATGTAGTACAACGAAGGATGTACTGCCCGTATGCTGTCAAAATAGGACACTCGGGGTACATCGCCAAGAGACTCATCGCGCGGGCTTTCAACAGCTCCATTTTGCGCGATGTTCTCAAATTCAGGTGCTGGCCTGACAGCCACGGAAACTTGCTCAAGACCGCGATCGGATCTGTTGCATTCACCGCGGCCATCAAAGACCCATCCACCGAACAGAAGTTTCCCTCTTCCAGTGTTGCACCCTCAACCATTTTAACGTCGAAGCCAAGGAACGCGTATGCGCCTGACCACGTTTTCACGCGGCCTGAGCACACACCATCGTCCCCCTCACAGACTGATGAGTAAGCTTGCCCGGGCAGGCTATTAGCCAGCCCCGGCTTGCTGTAAGATGCCATAGGCTGCACTGAATGTGCCACCTCCAGCTTCTCCAACTCGGCTTCGACCAATTTCTCGGTGAGCATGGTAAGTATCGTGTTGTGTGTCAGCGATGTCTCCAGCGCATCAGTTAATGCGTTGGAGACATCACCTCCCAATTTGTTACCCACGCCGTTTTTGAACGACGTGTCCATCTCACCTGAGCACTCGGTCTGCACTCCCAGCAGTGTCATAAAAGATGATCTCAATTCATGACCCTCCGGGGATATAACGAACTCCCGATAATTCGCGAGAAACTCCTCGCGCCTCGGATGATCACCCATCACCGCGTCGTAAACAGGCATAATGGCAGCCTCCACAAATTGAGGAGTGAACACACTTTCGTAACATGTGTGATCTGTCCATTGTACTGTGCGTCCTGGTACGTAGAGTTGCGCCTTGAGATGCGCAAATCTTTTCGATACGGGAACGCGTTTCACGAAACTAGGGTGCGAGAATACGCACTCCTCGAGGCCATGAATAA